GGATGTGTTGAGTGTTTTCCGTTAAATTTAGCGGAAGCTCTGATTCTACGTTTTTTGCCCATAATAGGTGCTCCTTGTGTGTATAGTAAATAGTTTAAAATCTCAGAAACGAAAATCTCAAAAATTGTAAGCGAAAAAAAAATTGGCAGATCGACATTTTTGAGGTTTGGTCTCCAAAAGAAAAGCCCCCTTCCGAAGAAGGGGGCATAACTTTAAAGGTTTATTTTAGTAAAACTAAAAGTTTATTTATTAAGCGATGATCGTAGTTGTCGTAAAGTGAGTTGCCAAAGTTGGGTCATCTATCTCACTGATCAGATCGCCTCTATAGATGATCACGTTGGCGGCGCCGGTATAGTAGAAGTCCAATATTGTTCCACCAGTTCCACCAGCTTTAGCCACTGTATCTAAGTCGAATTCCACTCTCTTAAAAGTATCACCAACATCGGCAATTGCCGTTGCGACATCCGTAGGGGAATTACCTTCGTCGGTATCGCCAACTGCACTTGCGGCGCCTTGAAGATTACTTGTTACACATCCAACATAAAGCTTATCTAAACAAGCTATACCAATAACTACCTTGATATGCATTCCACCGTTAGATGTGGTTGCTTCCGGCAATCTAATGTAATTTGTATCTGCCATAGCGACATTTACCATAATAGTAGTGTCACCGGCCAGGTCACTGTAATCCTTGTTGCCAGTCGAAGTAATATACTTAAAATTCTTTCTCTGTATCATAGTAGAATTGCTTAAGTCAATCTCTCTTTTTAAGTTTTCTAATAGAGCTTGAGTTCTCGCCAAGCCCACTCTTTTTGATCCCATAATTTAAAACCCTCCATTTATGTGTTTATAATTTAGGTGAGACAAAAGATACACTCCTGCCTCGCCTATAAATAGTTTTCCACATAAAGAAGACCCCCACCTTTTTCAAGGCGGGGGCTTTCTGTGTCACGTTTAGCCGTGCTTTTTACCTAATATGTAACAATTGTTTATCTATTAGGAAGTAGCGCCTGCTTGGCCGAGCATACCTCGGACAACAACGAGTCCGTACATATCAGGACGCACCATCTTCTTGGCATAACGCGTCATGACTCCCTTGCGGGGCACGAAGTCTTCCGGTCCAAAGATTGTGGGTGTGGTCTGCAGTGGCACGTACGGTGCGTACACGTAGCCGCTTTCGAGGAAGCTACTACCACGCCTACCGACGAGAACAACACTCCGTGGGAAGTAAGGATCAACGTAAACGTCGAACTTCTTGGTCAAGGAACCAACCTTAACCGCCCCAATAGAGCCCGTCTCATCATCAGCCGTAACTGATGCACGGAAACCAGCGGTGAACTCAAGGACATTGGCAACTTCAGGTCCGCAGACGATGAAGTTAGCTCCGCCACGTAGAGTTTTACGATGGATTTGCGCGGACACATCATTGATGGTCTCTGCAAGAGTCTCATACCACTCGGAAACCGTACCGGTGAAGTCAGGAGCAGCCGAAGACGCTCCAATTTCTTGACCATTTGTACGGTTCACGAAGAGACCCGGTGAGCGTGACCAGTAGTACGTAGCCGCCTTAGCACCGACAATAAGATCCTCAAGGATCTCACGATCAATCTCAAGAGCAATTTGCTCAGAGAGAATGCTAGTTAGCTCGACCTCGGCATCAAGGTTGTGGTAGGCGTTGAGGTCTTGACCCAACTCCGGTGTCCACTTAGCCTTCAGCTTCTTGGTCATCGCGGTGACAGCCACGGAATCGACTTTGATATCGATCTCGGGGATGCGCGAGTTACCTTCCAGTCCCCACTCCGTCGTACCAATAACAGAACCAAGAGCAGTGCTCGTGGTAAAGTTGTCATCAATCGGAATCCGCAGGAAGGCGTCCGAAGATGTGATACTCTGAACACACTGCTGACAACCGTTAACGGGCGACAGTCCTACAGTACCACTCAGGTTTGCAAAAACCATGGTGATCTTATAGGCTGCATTACTCGGATCCTCAGTAGCCGACCCACTAGAAACTCTAGTGCAACGACGAATGAGGTTACAAGTAAGGTTTGCTGCTTCGCCCGATGTGAACGCTTGGCTAGCCAAAGAAATAGCAACCAAGTTATTGACATTGAGCTGCTCAAATTGGCCGGCGCTTGAACCAGTGGCTTCGACAACAATAACAGAAGAACCCGAAAGATCAACATCATATTGACAAAGTGAATCAAGCGTTGCCTGATTCCCAGCACTAAGAGCGTGAGGTTGTGTACCGGCCCCAGAACCAACTGCACCAGATGCTATAATAACCAAGTCGCTGCCGGCTTGAGCCCATGAACCCGTTGGAGATGCATAACCGTTGTTGAGCGCATACGGCCCAGCTTCGGCGTTATCTCCAGAGAGGGTCACACCACCCGTCAACTGAGAACCAACCCGTCCGCCACCGTATAGCGACTGCTCTGCAGCCGTCCAACCGAGACGAGGGAGGCCTGCACCATCCGTAGAGGTGGTGAAGTCCAGGAAGAAGATAAGCCCACTAGGTAGACTCATCGGCTGAACACTAACGAGATCGTTAGCGATCAGCCCAGCGAAAACGCGACGGACGATGGGGAATGCGACGGCCGCAAAGCCTTCAACATCACCAGCGCTCATTGTGCTGCTTTCGCGTAGTAGCTCTTTCGCTTGATTCTCAAGCAAACGAGCCATTGTGTGTCGGGAACGTTCCTTACCTAAACCTTCGAGAAGTCCAGTCTTTTCCCATTTATTTAAGAGCGCACCACCTTCGGTGCGCATGTCGCGATTAACAATACCTTCTGTTAATCGATCTACAATACCAGCCATTTGTTATACCTCCTATAAATGTTTTTGTATATTTTGGCATTAAATAATGCCAGCTAGTTTTTTCATCCTCTCCGTTGCCGGATCGGATGTGTGCTTCTCTTTACGAGTTGCACGAATAATCGAGGATGGACGATTGATAACTTCGCTCAGTGATTGTGGTCCACGCTTTGGTGTAGACTCCACTGTGCTTTGAAGCGTTTCATATATCGTTTTCGCCTCTCTTACTGAACCAGCTTTCGAAATAGCATCGGCAATCTTATCTTTTTGCCGCTCATTTAAGGAGGTATTTCTCAAAACACGGTTCGTGTAAAGCAAACGAGCATTGGAAAGATTTACATCATGTAAATTCTCCTTTAACTCTTGAGTTGCTTGCTTATATTGTGAAAGAGTCTCAGTGAGTTGGTTATTTTCAAAAACCAATTCTTTTTGAGCTTTCTTCAAATCTTCAAAATCTTCGGCCACTTCGGTGGTGCGGCGGTGGGCCATCTCTTTTTCCATCTGCCACTTAACATCGTAAGCGGAGCGGCCGGCCCAGCCAGATAGTTCAGCGCCCATGTCGACCACGAGCTTTTCAACGAGAGATTCGATGTCATCTTCTGAGAGTTCAATGGTCTCTTCTAATCCTGCACCTGTCATCTCCTCCTCATCTGTTTCACCAGCGGCCGGGTCTTTGGCAGTCTCATCGTCTCCCTTGCTTTCGCCTCCAGTAATTTCCCAATCTTCAGGAGATTTTGGCTCGGAGGGAATGTTCCGGGAATAGGCTATATCGCCTTCGTCGAGAAGTTCTGAGATGACATCGGAAATATCAATCTCTTCGCTGTCTTCCGCTTCGGTCTTGAGTGCTTCAACAGCTTCGCGCAGTTCGTCCAAATTAACGCTCACTTCTGCAACTTGTCCTTCATCGGGACACGCACAAAGCTTTTCGCCCTCTGCTGCCCCTAGCGGTACATCCACGGCGACCTCTTGTACTGCTTCGCCTTCGCCCCCCAGCGGTGGGCCGGCTGCAGCCATCGGATCTAAGCCGGCTAAAGGATCTGCTCCGCCTTCGGCGCCGCCAAGTAAGTCGGCTGCTAGATCTTCTTCTGCTGGGGGTTCTTCTTCCTGCTCCAAAAGCTTGTCGAGAGTGTTACGCACCTCGTTGGAATATTTTTCAATAATGGATGATTCGGCGCTTTTAAGGGCTGCCTCTCTAAGTGCTTGAGCATCAACGATAGCTTCCTTCAGCAAGTTGGACATAAATTAACTCCTAAAATGATAACAGTTCAAAATAAATAGTGCTATTATAGGGCAAAACCCTATTATTTATTCAGGCGGCAGTAAATGAGAAGACAACACCATCCACACATCCCCGTTGGCTGCTAGCGTCCACGATTGTCCAATAGAGCCCGTAATTGAGCCCTGGCCATCAATGAGCTGTGCCCCATCCGCCTTAATTACCAAAGGTGCGACATTGGAATTTTTGATCGTATAAACGATGCCGCCTACAGTCGACGCGTTTGGCAACGAAGCTGTGAGACTATTCGTAGCGTGACCTATATAAACGATACTATCTGTATTCGTCAAGACGTAATTTATGTCCTTGTTGATATATTTCCGATAGTTTGATCCACTCTGATGTAAAGCGCCTAGGACATAAGTATCAACTGAGGCCGTTAGCGTGTTTGCACCACCATCCAAGGTAAGATATGTGGTGGATACACCTCCGGGCTTTGCCTTAAGTTGAAGATCTCCACCAGCTGCATCTTGTGCCAGTATAAGATTTCCGCCAGAGCCTAACTTAAGGAATGCCTTTTCTGTTCCATTTGTTGCCATCTTAAGATAAGCATCTGAGCTAGCACCACCATCAATGGTGGCAACCGTAGCACCGGCGCCGTTTACATGTAAATCGTATAAGGGAGTTAAAGTTCCGATCCCCACACTGCTACCGGTCACCACAAGTGCGCCCAGGAGCGAAGTGCCCCGCACTTCTAGAGTACCAGTGACTAGAGTTTGATGACCATTCGCATCTCCTAAATACGAACTGCCACTTACCCATAGGTTGCCGGCCTCCGTCATAATGTTGCCTGCCGTTATAACACCATCTCTGCTTTCAAGGGTGGCTGAACTTGATATCGGACCTTTGCAAAGGATTATTGCCCCCACATGGAGGTCTTGTGACCCCGACATTGTACCTGACACAGCAAAGTGACCTGACTGAAGATTAAGAAGATTGGATGCTCCACTCGGGCCAATGGTGCTGCCAATTGGTACCACGAGCTTGTGTGCTGGGGCAGATCCCAGATAACTACTCCCGCTTACAACTAACTCGCCGGCGACAATGGTGATAGCCGGGCTCGATGCCGACACCACCATAAAGCCGGGGCCAATATCTACACTCCCGCTAGAGCCGCTAGTATAGGAGCCACTATATGAGTATGTGGTATAACCGCTGCCACTGACCGTGTAGGTGGTTTCACCTCCACCCGAACCAGAGGTATACGATCCTGTGGAAGAGTAGGTGGTGGTGCCACCAGAACCTGAAACTATAATAGGCATTAATCTATTTCCTCCATTAAGAGCTTATATTTTTTGCCAGTGTTATTGTTGCGTAAAGTTAAGCAATCTTCTTCTTCGACGACTGTCCAGTTACCGCGGTCGTTCTTTAAGTGAAGGTCGGCGGTATATACATTGGCCCAG